TGAACGTCGTTTTTGACGGGCACGCCGGGACGTGGGCCTGCGCCCTCGCCTACGGCCTGCCGGACGGCCTGGGCTTGAGTAGCCGCCTGTGCGGCCCGCATGGCCTTGGCGGCTTCGACTAGCTGATTGGATCGGTATGCCGCGAACTGCTGGGCGATGAGGTTTTCATCGACCATGTCCATCGGCGGATTGATCTTGTTTACTAAGTAATCGAGGAATTCGCCCTGCACCTTCTGATCCGCAAGCTCGCCGTAGAAATCGCCACGAGCCGCCACCGCCTGCATGTATCGGCTGACGGTGTTGGCGGCGTCCTGCGCCTGGTTGCCCTGATAGAGCCCGTTTAGGTAGTTCTCCATCTGGGAAACGCGCTGCTCTGCCATCGCCGCACGCTGTTCTGTCTGAACGCGAAGCTCATCCATGAACATCATTCGGGAGATGGCCATTGGGAACAGCTCCGCCGCTTCGGGCTCAATGGCGCCCTGCGCGACAAGCTCTTTGACCTTCGGGGCAAAGTAGGCTTGGATGGCCTGCGGCGTGACCTGAATCCCCTGCGAGCCTTGCGGCTGAGCCTGCTGGCGCTGCTGTTGCTGCGCCGCCCTCAGTGCCTCAATCTCCTGCTTCTGGGCTAGGTGTAGCTGCTGGAGGTAACTGAATTGAGACGCCGTTCGGGCGTGCCTGTCCAGCTCTCCGTTTTCCGCCATTCGGAGAAGTTCGTCCTGGGTAACGGGCCTGTCGAGAATCGAGAAGGTTTTGGGCTGTTCCGCAGGGGCCGTTGGCGCTGGCGCGCTCGGCTGGGCCTCCGGTTGCGCTTCTCCCGTCTTTGTGAAGCGGCCCTGAGCGTCTCGGGTGCGGGAGTCGGTTGGAGCGGAAGCGTCAAGCTCCGGCGTTGCGGCCGGTTGGCTTTCCTCTACGCTCTCCGACGTGCTTGCCGCATCGTCGTCCCAAAGGGAAGCATCATTTGTGGCGGGTGCGCTAGAAACGGGTTCGGCTGACATTCAATCTCCTTCTGCTCCCTATGCGGGTTGGCAGTTGGAGACAGCGTCAACGAGTGGAAGGCGTTAGTTTGTTAAGGAATCGGCGTCGAAGGCGTCATGGGAGAACCAGGCTATCCGATGCGGAGAGGTGGTTGCCGGAGCCCTTCACGGGGTTATTGACTGTCGGCGTGTCCGCGTCAAAGTCCGGGTCGCCCTCAAGCGTCAGGGCGTCCGAGCCGTTGAGCGATTCCGTGTCGCCAATGAGCGGCCATGAGTCGATCCAGCTTGCGTAGTCGGCCGGATGGGCGCCAGCCAATAGCTGTGTCGTGGCGGCGTCAGACAACTCCGCGCTAAACAGAGAGAACCAGGCCATCTTGCCGGTGAAGAACTCGGAGCTTGCGGTGATGCGGCAGCCAACCCAGAACTCTGAGCCCGGCGTGTTGGTCCCCCACGTCCCCGACTGCGCCGCAGGCGTCAGGGTCAGGTCGGCAATGTTAAGTTTGATAACTGAACCAACCTTGGTCCATCTGCCGATTACCGGAACCCACTGAGAGGTAGTCCATCCACCTGTGAAGGTGAAATTCTGGGTCCGGCCGTCGATGTAGTACTGAAAGCCGTTATCGCTGTCCCGGTGGGCCGCCGTGTTTCGTAGCGTCGTAACGTCCCAATACTTCCACGCCCCGTCGTCAGTCTCCTCAAGCCCATGCTTGGCCCAAACCATCGCGGACCCCGTAGCGACCGGCCACAGCGAGCCCAACCCATTCGCGAATTGGTCGCTCCCGTTTAATACGATGCTCATGGCGTCGGCGTCCTTACTGGCAGCACGAAACAGCCGGGCTGTGTGATGCCGGGAGGATGCGAATGGTCGGTACAGTGCGAGTGCCGGATCTCCGTCGTATACACGTTAACCCCGCCCTTGTCCGTGTGGCTGCTCCTGTAAACGTGATCGTGAAGCGTCCAGCACGGGTCCGTAGGCGTTGGAGTTTTGGTCGGCGTCAGGGTTCGCGTCGGAGGCGGAGCCGTTGGCGTCCGAGTGTAGGTCGGGGTGTTAGTTGGCGTGTTCGTCCGCGTCGGGGTGTTTGTGGGCGGCATCGTTGAGGTCGGGCTTGGCGAGGCCGTCACAGTCGAAGTTGGCGTGAACGATGCCGTTGGGGTCAACGTAGAGGTAGGCAACGCTGTCGCGGTAGCAGTCGGGGCAGGCACGGTAGGAGACGGAGATGGCGCACCTCCTGTTTTGAGAAGGATGAACGTGCCGAAGGTCGGGAGCGTGTGGCGCGGCGTTGAGCGGCCAGACGGCACGGAGACGGGGGCCAGCGGTCTTGCCGCCAAGGGGATGTTGAGTCCGCCGCCGTACACGCCTGACTGCACCACAGGCCCGAAGAAGTTCAGCGCATCCCGGATCTCGTAGGAGTCCCCCACCTGCAAGATCCCGGAAACGTCGAACGCCTGAGACGCGGCGCCGGTCCAGTTGAACACCACCAGCATGGCCCTGCTGGCGTCCTTCGTGTTGGGCTTCACGAACACCCAATTCGCCGCCGGCCGAGTCGTAGAAAGATTGTTGCCAGTGCCCGCCGGCACCTGGTACTGCTCGCCGTAGAGCGTGTTGCCGGTGAAGATCGTGCCGGGAATCGAGGAAGGCGGCGCGAACACCAGATAGCCCGCCCCGAACCAGTTGTCCCGAATGATCCCGTTGCGCGCCCCGCCCTGCGGGAAGGCGTGGTAGCCGAAATCCAGCAGGCCGCCTGCCGCAAGATCCGCCGGAGTCGCGCCGCCGTAGACCAGATTACGCTCAACCAGCGCGTTGTCGGCCGTAGGCTGGCCGCCGATCAGCCACCAGCAGCGCCCACCACCAACGAACGATCCCGTGCCCGTGACGATGGCGTTGCCCTTGAAGTGCAGGTTGTCCAGCTCGCCATCCTGCGCGTAGGCGTGGATTGGGTAGTTGCCCCAATTCAGGCCAACGTAGGAATCCTCCAGCACCTTCGGATCGGCGTGCGGGTTCTGCTCGTACAGACCATAGGGGTAGTTGCCCGGATTGCCCTGCGAACGGCCGTTGAAATACAACAGAACGCCATAAGCGCTCACTTGCTTCCAATTAGCGTACGAGTCAATCCCGGACCCACCGTTGTCATGGATGACCATGTTGATCAACTGCGTGCCCATGACGAGCTTCTCGGGGCAGGCCGACACGCCGGACTTGCCCCACTGCGTCGGCACCGTGCCGCTGGTGATCTCCAGGCCTTCGTATGTCTGGGCATCCCCGCAGGGCTCCAGCACGGCCACCTGATTAGTGGCCGGAGCGTCCTTAATCGTCGCGCGCTCGCCCGGATAGGCCCGCACCGTGACGCCGTTGGTGTTGAGCTTGAAGCCCTGATACTGGCCTGTTCTCAGGGTGATTGTGTCGCCCGAAGTCACGACTTGTAGCGCCTGAGATAGGGTGCAGGGCGCCGCCAGAGAGCAGACAGTCCCCGATCCTGTCGGGGACACGAATAGCTCTGGGTCCGCCGAAAGAAATAGGGCGGCTACACCAACGGCAGCCGCCCCAACAGAAGCTAGAAGCCCCTTCTTCAAGCCTTACAGCTCGGGCGGGGGCGGAGGCGGGGGATTCTGCGGCAGCGGATCAACGCTGGACGCCGTGTCCACGATCTGCTGCAACTTCGCATCCACCGCATCCCAGGCAGCGCGCTGCTCATCCGAAAGCGTCAGCCCCTGGAGCAGGAAGTCAATGTCCTCCTGAACGCGCACGATAGCCGCAGCGAGGGCCGCGAAGCCCGCAGCCGCCGCAGCATCACTGGCCGCAATCCGATCCGTAATCTCTTGGCTCATCTTCCGCAACTCCTTCCGAATGAAATGAAGCAGGACGGACCCGCTTCCGCTAAAACCTCCCGCTAGTTCCCTAGCGGCTATCCCACCTACAAATGCAACGCTGCAAGCAATCGCCAGCGCCAACCACATTAGGCCGCCTTCCTGAGAATTGCCGCCGACACCATCTCGACGAGCTGCGCCCTGGCTTCCGTCTTGTCCTTCACCTTCTTCCCTTGTAGCAACAAGTCCGCCACATGCGAGGCTTCGTGAACTACGTCGTCAACGAGCAGCTTCCCGCGCCTCTTGTGCAGCAGGACAACGATCTCCGGCTTGTGTCTCGGGAAGTAATGCGTGACGGCTTGCGTCGTCTTGGACTCCCGAGTCCCGCCGAGAGACGCGGAGGCCATCTGCATCGCGCGCTTGGTCTTGTAGATGCGAACTTCAAGCGTGCGAGAGAGCTTCGTGAATCCCAGCCCGAAACTCTCGTATTCGAAGTTCACGACGGCAGCCCTCCCCGTAAACGCTCGATCTCTGCCCTAAGGCCCACGATCCGCTTCGCCACGCGATCCGGCTCTTCGTAAGCCCTGATCGCCTCCTGCAACCTTCCCACAGCGACTAGCGCGGTGTTCGGATCGAGGGCGGCTCCGGCGACAATCTCCTTGACTCTGCGGATGAAGGCAGAGGGCTGGGTTTCTCTGGCGGAGGCCTCAGCCTTTAGTAGCTCTAGCTCGTCTACTTTGCTTTGGAGGATTTCTTCTAGCTGGGTTTTCATTGAGCCTCCGAACAATCCAAAGCAGAACGCCTAGAACACCAACCAGAAGAAGGCTTAGGGCGAATAGCGACCAATAGAGGCGGGCGATATCCGAGACGATCTCTTCCGTCATGCGACCGGAGGCGGCGGCATCTGATCCGCCGGGACGTAGTTGCCCGCTTGGGTCTGCTGTTGCGCGTACTCGTCCGGCACAACCTCCGGCGGCATCGGCTGAGGCTGGACATACTCCATGAAATCTTGCATGTTGCGAAGCCCCGCCGTCCTAACCAGTTCGCCGAAGATCAGTCGCGGCGAAATCGCCATATTGTCCGGACCAGGAGCCGCAAGCTGCGGGTTCGCGCCGATCATCTCCAGCACGCGCGCCCATAGCTCCGACTGCCTCGCCGGGTCCGCCGGGATGATGCCCGTCTGCGGCATGTAGTCGAAGTCGCCAAAGATGCTCTCCCGATTGATGAGGAGCCGCTGCATTCCTCGCGTCTCTTCCATCTTGGCCAGGTCGCCCGTAACTCGGTAGTACTGCTCCAACGTTGTGAACTGTTGCCGATTAGAAACGGAACGTCTAGCCGTCGGAGCCAAACACGTCGAGTCAATGATTCGCGCCAGCATCGCAATCCGCTGAGAGCTGGCCGCCATGAGGCTCTGGACTTCACCCAGCGTCTTCTTCTCCGGCGTCGTCGCGCCCTGTGCGGGGTCGTTGGAGGCCCCAAGCCGCTGCGCCTGATCCAGCAGGAAGGCGCCGATCTCCGCGTGCGTGCCGGTAACGTCCTGCACGGAGAGCTGGCGGGCGAACAGGCCCGGATCAACGCCCCTGTTAGCTACCGCCTCCTCGCCCAACTGCGACAGCCTGATATGGCGCGCCGGGCCGGGATTCAGAATGTCGCCCATCTCCAGCATGGAGGGCGTCAGAATCAGCGAATCGTTGAGGATCTTGCGGACGTTCTCGATTCTGCTGTTCCACAGCCAGTCCGAGACGCGCTGGATGCCGTCGAGATCCTCAAAGATGCCCTGATTCGTGTTGGTGTGGGGGTCGGGGTTGGACTCCGCTACGGCATAGGTGAAGCGCATGTGCTCGTAGCCGCTCTTGTGCGCCCGGATGATGATTCCTTCGTTAACGACCGTGAACCACCAGATTTCCGGGCGCGTGCCAGGCCCCAATTCCCAGTCCTTGGGCACCACCTTGATTTGGATGTGGTCGATAGCGAAGAAGCCCTTGTCCTTGTCGTCGGCCGAATCGGCTAGCGTGAAGTCGTCCAGGCCGAAGCGAGCCCGTCCGATGGAGGCCCTCGTCTCCCCGCCTACGCCTTTGCCGCTCTTGAGCGCCTCGTCTACGTTGAAATAAACGCCGTTCTGGCCGCTCTCGTCCATCTTGCGCTCAAGCAGATGGCTTTGGCCCCTATAGATCCGATGCCCGACAAACTCCGCCTCTTGGATGTTGGAGAGCGAAACGCGAGGGTCAGGCCAGAAGCAATAGGGATCGACCGACTCCCAGCGGTTGAACTCCTTGACCAGGCCCCACTCCGTAGAGGGGATCTCGATAGGCCCAAGGATGGTGTTGACCGTCTGAACCTTGCGCTTGTAGCCGTACTCCACATCCCAGGTGTCGTAGAGGATGCCCATGCCGTACTTGTCGGCGTCCTGGATCAGCGAGTACATGACGAGCGGGAAGTTCATCTGCTGGCAGTCGTAAGCCAGCACGGCCTCCAGCAGCTTGGCCGGCGTCACGTCCTCCGGTGCGCGCCCCTCGACATGGAGCGGCGGGTCACGGTGGAGGAACAGGGAGACTAGCTGGGTCTTTCGGGTTTCGTGGATGACGCGCGAAACGGGGATCTTGATGGACCGCTCGAAGGGCAGCTCGCGCTTGGACGTGTCGGTGGTCTTGTCGCCCCTGCGCGCCTTGCGGGTTATGTCAACGTACTGCCGGACGTTGTCGTCGGCCTCGTCAAAGGCCTCGTAGCGGTCCGTCATGGCCCGTCTGGACATTTCCAGGCGCGAGCGCAGGCGGGCGATGATCTTCTGGTGCAGTTCGGAGCCCTTCTTGAGGCGGGCGCGTAGCGGCTGATCGGTGCCTGGAGTGATGGAGACTTCGGGCTCAGGCGAGGGCAGAGCCGGAGTCGGCGCTAGAGGCGTAGACACGCCGTCTAGCGTGGAGGAGGGAGGAGGACTAGGGCTTTATGGGTTCGGCGTCGGAGGAATCGTCTGGAGCGAAGGTGCCATCTGGCATGAACCATGAGTCCCCGAAGATCCTAGCCAACTCTAAGAATTGGTCGCGCCCAGACATGGCGTCCCATCTCTTTCGATCTTCGAACTCCATCACCCGCTGCACGAATCTGGCGGAGGCGTCATCTTCTGGGGCCTTGGCGGTAACCGTCAGCCATCCGTCGTATGGGTATGGGATCTTGCTCACTCCGCCCTCCCCTGCAAACGGATATAGGCCTCGCCTTCCTTCGGCAGAAGAGTCGGCCACATGCCCCTATCGTCCCACTTGACGGTAATCAGGAGCTTCGTACCGCCATCGGCCAGTTGCTTCACGTCAACCACCGTACCATGCGCGCCAGTCTCCAAGCTCGCCACCTTGTCCCCCTTGGACAGGGTGTTGGTGCCGACGATCATTTGAGTCTGTGCCGCATGGACAACGAAGCCCCCGACGACGAAGCGCCTAGCCCAGGCCTCCTTACGCGCCAGCGCCACTTGCCTGGCTATCTCGCCTTCGGTGAGGCGAGGCGGTACGGTCAGGAATAGGGCGGCCAGGATGAGGGCGAACGCGCCGCCGGTTAGGAAGAGTTTCAATGGCGGTTCGGGTCGTACTTGTAGGCCAGTACCAGCGAGAGGAACACGAGCAGGCCGCCTAGAGCCAGGAGCTTCATCGCTCCAACCTAATCAGCACATCGCCCGGAGGAGGCGGGGCCTCTGGCATTCCCATCTCGTGCCACTCAATCCCTATCAGCCAGTCCTCCCCGCTTCGCTGCGCCGCCACAACCTCGCCCCATCCTCCCGTACTCAACGACGCCACGAGATCCCCCTTCTTGGGGGCCTTGAAGCGGATCTGCATGATGGTCCTAGTCGGGCCGACGATGAACTTCTCTTGCTTAGGCATGATGCCCTTATCGGCCAGCATGCGGGCTTCAATGATCTGCTCGTGGATGTACTGCACGTCGGGCTCATTGGACTTGTAGCCGACAAGCGTGGGGGCGAAGGCTACCGCCGCGATAGCGCCGAAGACTACGGCCACGCGAAGGCAGCCCGTCTTGGAAGACTCAGACCAAGGCATTGTCAACCAAGTCCAAGGCCTTAACCAGCATGCAGCCTTCGGCGTGCTCGTAAACGTGGTGCCACTCCCATTCCGCTCGCGGGAGCGTGGCGTCTTTCGGTTCGTAAGTCACGTCGGCCAGGCACATGTAGCAGTACGCATGCTCGTTGCCTTCCTCGCAGTCCATCGCGGCCCACTCGGAGCGCGCTAGCACGAGTCGGAGAAGCTGGAGCTGTAGCCTGTTCACCGCATCCCTCCCAATAGCTTCTTAGTATCGAACACCATCTTCGGGCGAGGCTTGGGCTTGTCCAGCCCAGCCTTCCCCACAGGGAACTCCCGCCACACCAGATACCCCAGCCCGTCGCTCAAGTGCGTGCGCTTCGCGTAGGGATCGTCGAGCTTGTAGGTCTTCTCAATGTCCTTGCCATCCGGCTTCATCCGCACCTCCTTGAAGTCCCGGATTAGCTCCCGATTCCTAGCGTGGACTCGCACGCCTGGCACACCATCAGCAGGCTTGAGCTTGAAATTGACAGCATCAACGCGCTCTCGTGGATGAGGATTCTTCGATGGCACGTTGAACACCAGACGAGCAGGGTATCCCCCCATGGCGATTCGGATAAGGTCGTAGGAGCTTCGGGCGGTTTGTCCTCGATTGTTTCCAGAGGCGTCTCCATAGACCCTTACCTCCGCCTTGTGGTTGGGGAACAGGTTGCGAAACTCGTTGCAGACCGCCTCCACCGTGCCAGGGTTGTCCTTGACGATTTCGTAGTGAATGTCCAGCACGCCGCCGTTGATCTGCGACACCGTCGAGGTCATGGGCGAGACGTTGAAGTCCCAGGCCCAGCACAGCGGCCGGTCAGGGTGGAAGACGAGATCGTCTACGACATGGATGCCCTCGTTGAAGGCGGGATAAGCGACGGCACCAGAGAGCGCGCCGAAGTCCAGCTCCATCTCGCGATTCCAGTCCGCTTCGGTCCAGCCGGCGCGCGTGAGCTTGAGCCGTTCGGTGGCAGCCCATTCGGCGTCTTTGGCGGGATCATGGGACCAATGGACGGGGACGACCAGGCAGCCATTCTCCGCCTCTAGGGCGCGCAGGACGGTCATCGGTAGTGATCCCTTGCGCCATAGTCGCCTTCGGAGCCATCGCCCTGCGCTAGCGATTCGATGTCGCAATGCCACTCGTCGAACAGATCGATTAGTTCCCCAAATAGGCGGTAGGCCCTGTCTCTCTCTACCTCGTCGGACCGCTCGTAGCGAAGCATGAACGCCCTCAAGTCGTCGGCAATCTTCAGGCCTCGCCGTGCCCGGCAACACTGGCTTGAATATCGGCCCTGTAACCTGTGCTCTGTCACGCCGCCCACCTCGTAAACCCGACCGACTCGCATACCTGAGCCAGCACCCCGCCCGGCCCGTTGCTCGTCCCGATCATGATGAGCTTCGCGTCCTTCTCCAGCGCTGGCAACGCCGCAGTCAAAGCCTTGTGCCCCTCCTGCTGATGCTCGATCTCGTCGGAGATGAGGGCGGAGTAGGTGTAGCCCCTGATCTTCTCCTCGCCCTGCGCGATAGCCTGTATCCAAGACTCCGTGCCCTCGTAGACCATCTTACCGATCTGCCCCTCGCTGGTCCTCAGGGCCGAATAGCGCCGGATGATGCCGGGCGTGCGTAGGTGGTCCTCGATGAACGCGCAGCGCTGATCCACGACGAAGGCCGCCTTGCTCTCCGTATCGGACTGAATGAAGATTTTCTGATCCGGGCGATAGCGGGCGCGCCACACAGCCCATAGGGCAGCGGCCCAAGTAACCATCATGCGGCGGGACTTCGGGACAGCGATGAAGTTGCGTTCTTCGAAGAAGGCGAGCAGCTCACGCAGATAGGCCTTGTCCTTGGGCCAGCGGGAGCGTTGCCCCATAGCTTCGTCTAGGGTGACGACTTCGTCGCACGCCCAGTCCCAGATATTCGTGGCATAGTGCTCGTCCAGGCGAGAGACTAGGACAGCGTCGGAGATGGCGAGGGTCATCGGACTCTGTACCATCCTCCAGGCCACCACGCATAGGCCGGGAATGGATCTCGGCTGATGTAGTAATCGCCAAACGTCTCAATGATGAGCCGTCGTTCCATCTCGGCGCCGTACTTGAGGCCAGCTTCGTAGCCCTCAAGGAATGTGCCGACCCTTGGAGACTTCTTCTTGTTGGCCCTCTTACTCACGACGGCCTCCCGGCCTTCTCCCACGCCTCGACGGCGTTGAGTAGGCACCGCTCTTGTGCAATGCCCGGAACGGAATAACAGGCTGGCCGAATCATCTCGACCATCGCCACCGCCGCCCTAACGATTTCGTCGCGTTCTGGGGAGACTTCGCGGTATTGGACGACTTCGTAGATCGAAGGCTTGCCGGCTAATGGGCCTCGCCTCCACCACCCATACACCCTGTCACCGCTCGCCTCCTCAACCCACCACTCACGCAGCCTCTTCTCCTTCGGCGGGTCGTGGTAGGGGAGCCAGTCGGTGGACACGGCGTCCCATACCGTGATCCTGTCGTTACCAATGAGCTGGTCTGGCCCCTTCTCCCATTCCACAAACGCCGTCGAGATCCAGCCCGGCAGCCTCGCCTTCCCCGTCTCGCGCAGTGCTTCGGATAGGGTCATCTAGTTCACCTTCCCCTTCCCCTTGCTTTCACGCTTGCGGCTCAGGATCTCCCACAGCCTCTCCTCCCGCTCCTCGCGCTGCTCAGGGCTCAGCTCCAGCGTCTCGCCATTGCTCGTTACGTCCAACGACTCGGGGCTAGTGCCGAAGCGCCTATTCAGGTACTCCTTGGCCGCTACGGCGTCACCATCGCCCGAGACGGCCATCTCGTAGAGCTTCACGATGACGGCGCCTGGGTCCGTCTTGCCTTCGCGTTCCAGCTCTTGATGGATCTCAACGAGCCTCTTGCGAGCCTCGCCTAGAGATCCCTTCTTGCGTCCCCTGTTAGTGCCGTCTTTTGCCATAACAATCCAATTGTTTGAATTATCTAGTCGTCGGAATCAACCGTAGTGGCGGCGTCGGGGGCGATGCAGTTGTGAAGCCTGTAAATGTCCCAAGGACGCAACCCTTGTGCCACCGCTTCGATCATTACGTCGCAGATACAGCCACACGGAAGATGCACCGCTTGGCGGTTCTGCTCCTTGGCGCAATCCTCCGCAGTCTCACAAAGGCAATAAAACATCTTGACTAATCCAAGCAGCTTGGTTATTCTTATCCCCATGATGAGCAACGGCAAAACCAAGCGGTTCTCGGTCAAGTGCGCCCGGTGCAAACAGGCATGGGTGGCCGTTCTCGTTGATGATCTCTCTGCCTTCATCACTGCCCAGAGCAACCACATCGCCGTTTGCGCGAAGCCGCTCCCGGCGTGGGCGACCCCGAAGCGGGTACATGAGCTTTTCTCCCTCGTCCGCTTTCAGGAAGTCAAGGGCACGCTGAACCCGGAAGTCGAGTGTGGCGACAAGTGCCTGTCGGCTACCGGCCCATCCTGCTCCTGTTCGTGCGGTGGCGCTTGTCACGGCGCTAGCGCCTGCGACCCCGACAACCACCCAAAGGCGGCGTAAAAACTTCCCACGCCGCTGGCGTCACTCGGGGCGGCGTTTCGGGGGACAGCGAAGCCATGATCTCCTTCGCCACCCGGTTCTTCTGCTCGGCAAGCGAGAGCAATTCTTCGTAATCTTTCTGCCATATCCAGCCGAATGGCTTTAGGAGCGCCAGACATGCCCCAGCCTCTAGATTCAGGATGCGGGCTTCCATCTCGGCGCGCCTCACTTCTTCCACCTTCCCTTAAGCACTCCCACTAGCGCCTCGTTCCTAGCCCGTAGCTCGTGATTTTCGGCTTCTAGTGCTTTCGCCTTCTCCGTCATCCGCAAAAGGACCAACTCCATAGTCTCCTGCGACGGCATAGCAGAGATCCACGAAGCGATCTGATCCGAACCAAGCGAGAAGTCTTCCGTGTCCGTATCGTTTTTCAAGATTTGGCAAATCTCCTAACCATGCAACCAACACCCTTTCTGCCGTCATGTCGCTCGGGAAGTCGTCGGCATCGTAGGGGCAAGCAAGCTCTTGCGAGCACGACCCGCATTTGGCAGCCGCCTCGCCGTTCCTGTGCTGATGCCTTTCGATGGATTCTCGGTTCGGCCTCCACAACACCAACGCTAACGAGTGCGGCCGAAGATCGCCCCACGCTACGGACACTTCCCACTTGGCAAGCAGGGCTCCGGTTCGGGTCATTCGCAATACGCCTTCACGAATTCCGCCGCGACTTGCGGGACGATCGCGTTGCCGTAGGCGCGCAGGCGTCCCACACGGTTGGGAACCCCATGAGCCAGCGGCTCAATGCCGGGTTTAAGGAGCCTCGTTTTGCCGTCTCCGCAAGGCACGAGCTCGTAGTAACCCCAGGACTGGTCAGCATGGCATCCTGTCCAAGACTCTTTTGCTCCCGTCCGACAGTCTGGCCCGCCTTCGCGTCTCCAGCGTTCGGGGTCGCCCATCCGGCCCTCTGCGCCGCCATCGTCAGCGGCGTTCCGCAGCCGTTCCCGTTCTTCTTCTTGGCCTTCAAGAGCTCGCGGCGAGCCAGCCACGATTCCAGCGGTTCCCCGTCCTGCGCGATCGATGCGGCCGGCGTCGGCCACCCACCAAAGCCGTTGTCGGATGTGCGGGGCGCCGACGCTCGCAGCGCACAAATCGGCGGCCCCGACGGCATATCCCAATGCTTCCAGGTCAGTGCGTACTCCGCCGAGCCACGTCCGTCCAAGAGCTGACGCAACCTGTTCTCCAAAGACGACTGGAGGCGCGCACTCGGCGATGAGGCGTCGAAACTCGGGCCAGAGGTGACGGGAGTCCGCTTCGCCTTTCTGCTTGCCTGCTGCGGAGAACGGCTGGCAAGGACAAGAGCCGGTCCACGCTGGCCTGCTGTCTGGCCATCCTGCGAGCCGGAGGGCGAGGCTCCATCCTCCGATGCCGGCGAAGAAGTGACATTGGGTGTATCCCACAAGGTCGCCTGGTTGAACGTCAACGATGCTTCGCTCATCCACGTCCCCAGGAGGGATATGCCCGGCAGAGATCAGGTTGCGGAGCCATTGCGCCGCATACGGGTCTATCTCGTTGTAGTAGTTCACTCGTCATAGCGTTCGGACGGTTCTATGTACGACTTTTCGCTGTATCTCCAGAACTCTTCCTTCGTCAGGACGTTCTTCCCGCATACGCCGCAGTGATACAGGCGAACCTCCATGCCGTCTTCCGGGCGAGGCTCGCTCTTGCGCCGTCTCAACGCGAACGCTTCGCAGCGGCACTGGATCGGAATTTCTCTAGGCGCCTTCTTGCCCAACGACGGGAAGCGCTGGACCGGGAATCCCTCAATGCCCATCTGGTTGGCGTCTTCCTCAAGTTCGGGAAGTTTGGCGGAGGGTTGGAGGATGATTACGAAGGCGTGGTTGCAG